TATATTTCTAACATGTATTTAAGTATATTATACTTTCTCAATCGTCTCAATATTTCCATATTTATCTAGGATATAATGTGGGGCATGTTTATTTCTATATTCAATTTCATTACCTTTATCATCAAGTTGAACCCTCATTTGTGCAGTGTATCCCTCCTTATGCCATTTTCTTGCAATTAGATATGCCAAACGATCAATTCTTTTTGCGTTAGCTTCATCACTCCAATCAATTTCACTTCTCTGACTGAATTTTTCAAAACTCATTGTTTCTCCTTTTGTTTTATAATCACCTCTTATTTGAGAGTCTTTAGGTGTTATACCTTTTGTTCTTATCCATGATTTTATTGCATCTCTATTAACCCAAGTTCCTGGTGGAACCTCATATGATTCTATTTGAAAAAATGTTTCACCATCTTCCCCTTCATGTAATTCTTTAAAGTCAGGTTCACCATATGCATCAACAGATATATTTTTTAGAAAGTTTGATTCTGGATTAACACCAAACTCATTAATCAAAGCTTCTCTTAAATCATTTGCTGATTTAATTTTATATTTTTCAATTAAAATTCCAACAGCCATATCAAAAGTTAATTCAGGGTTTTTTTTACGTATGAGTCTTGTTCCCCAACCCTTTAAACTACCAAGACTAGTTCCTGCCATCTAAGGTACGATAAATACTTCTCTACGATTGTCTACAAATTTCTCAATATCTTGACGTAGATCTTTCTTCATTTGTTGAAGATCTAAACCACTTCCACCTATTGGAAGTCTGTCCATTCTTAGACTTGTATTGAGAATATCGAGTGCAGTTAGTTTAACACATGCATCTTCTACGTCATATGGGATAGTTGTATCACCTGCATAACCTTCTCCACCAAACCTATAAGTTACTCTTACTCTGTTTTTTCTTAAAATTGAAAATATAAAACCTCTAAGATGTAAAGTTCCTCTTTCATAATTAGCGTCATACCACTGTCCATTACCAAGTATATTCTCCCATGTTGCAGAAGCACCCTGCCATATCTCTATCTTATCTCCCTCGTCTGCATCAAAATCATAGATGTTTCTATGTTGTAGAAATATTGGAGTACCCCAACCAAAAGTATAAAGTAATGGTAAGTCATGAAGTTCTTTTGTTTTGGTTCTTGATCTCCAAGCATGTCCAATCCTTCTGTCTATCTCATCTTCCTTTCTTTTTATTATTTTTTCAACTTGTGCTTTATTAGGAGTAGTAGTAGGAGTAATGGGGATTCTGAGAAAATCTGATACATCTTCCACTGTACAATAGGTCGTAGCCATAAAACTAATAAACTTATATTGTATTTAAATTTACTTAAAGACAACCAAATACTCTGCTGAGCCTGTTACATCTGCATATATTCCTGCTTCAAATCTTCGGTGAATTGCACCTAAATCTTGAACATTCTCTCCGTATACAGTAAATTCTGCTGCTGCATTGGTATCTATTCCATTTTTTAAGACAATCTTTGCACCACTGGATCCAGCTTTCATCACTTTAACAGCAACTACAACTCCATGTGATCCTTTGATTAATCCATCAGCGTTGATATTTGCAACATTATGGTTTAGTTCTACCATGGATATTCTTAATGTGTGTCATATATAAACTTTAAGACTAAAAAGAAAAAAAATTGGCTTTTTGGACTCTAGTAGCCTATGACTAGAAACTCAAATATCTTGTTTGCGATAGTTGTAGTGTTTGCTAATTCTACGAAAACAGCCCCTGCTGAGCCACCAACTGTATAGAGTTTAATCTTTTCGTTGGTTTTGTCATATTCTACCTTGTATGTTGAATCCGTAAACTCTGGAATCACTGCAACTAGTGTAGATATTCTCTGCTCTTTCAAGTCAGCTGCCACTCCGTTGGTCGCATATGCATCAGAGCCACCTGCTGTGACCTTGACTTTATACACTCGCAACTTTGATGTCAAAGCTGCTTGCCATGAGAGTGTTTTTCTCACGTTAGCGTTTGTCCAATCTGATGTACTGATTGTAACTGCCATTACAAAATTGTAGGGGCACACATATATAAAGTTTAAAAAAAAAAGAAAAAGGTATTTTTTTCTAGAGTTTGATATCTCTGATTTTGCCTTGTGATTTGAAGTGTCTGCACACAGTCTCTCCCATTGTCCTGAACACACCTTTCTCAACGAATGCGTTGTTCACGAATGGATAGCCTGGTGATCTTCTTGTTGCTTCATAGTATTCTGTTGGAATTGCGATTTGGATTCCGATTCTTGGGTAACCATAACCTTCAGCGTCTGATGTGTCCAATGCGAATAATCTTCCGATTTCTGAAGAATCTCCAGAGTCGCTTGGTGCATCCTTGCTTGGGATGAATGGTATTCCATAAATGGAGTCTACGTGGATTCCGACACCTGTTCCTTTGAATGTTTGAATTCCGTTTACATCAACTTGTACTAAGCTTTCACCGTATGGATTTGGAATACGGACTGAAGGCATGTATAAGCCTTGTATCTCAGAATAAACTTCGTGAGAACCGAGGAATACGTTTGGATCTTTACCTGCTGCAATACGTATCTTTCGTAAGAAAGTTCGTAGTGTATCATCGGTAAGTACGCCATTGGTACCTATTGTACCTGAAGCTGATTCCACAGTTGAGTCGAAGTCAGTGCCACTATCTCTGTCGATAGTTGCGTTTGCAGCCCATGGATCATAATAACCAGTTGTACTTGCTCCTAGAGCATCTTCCTCTGCACCACTTGACACAATTCGGTCTAGTGATTCAAAGTCTGCTGTACCTGCGTTAGTACCTGATCCTGTAACTGTTCCTTCAACGTCTGCCAATAACATTCTGTTTAGGAATTCTTTGTGTTGTACTGCCATATACAATCGGAGTGAACCAAGTCCTCCCCAAATGTCGTCTTTGCTGTGTGTTGCCAACCATTCCATTACTTCTGATGCACTGAAAGGCAGCTGTGCTGTCTTTGGTCGAACATCAATTTCTTGTAGTGTTGGTTTTACTGTCTCAGCAATGTTACCACCCTCTGCTGTACCACCTAGAACAGTGTTGCTCTGGTTAGTATTTAGAGTTGGTTTGGAAGTAATAACCCTCCATCCAGACTTATCCCATGGATACTTTGGTAAAATACCAAATGCATTTGCTTCAAGGTTGAGTTGAGCCCATGCGTATGCTCCGAAGATTGCGTTGAATGTACCAGTTGTACTTGTAGTAACTGGGGCATCTGCTTTTCTAAGGAGGTTTCTGTTGTAACCATAGTAGAGTGCTTCGAGTTCATCAATGGTTTTAATTTGAACCATTTTAGAAACCTCTTACCTCTTCGTCCGAAGGTGTGTAATATTTTCCTGCCAGAATATTTTGTGCAACTTTACTTAAACCCTCGTAACCTTGTGTACGTGCATCTTTCAAAATTGGTGAAAAGTCCTGTGAGGATTTTTCAACAGTCTCTAATGCTGCACCTGGTCTTGGAGTTTCTGTGGTAAAGGTGTGAGAAGATTTCTCAACTAGCTGTGATTTCTCTGATGCTCTTAGCTTACCCTGATCGGTTTGAGGTTTGTCCTCACCAGATCTATCAGAATCTAATCCTGATTGATCCCCTTGTGGATAAGGTTTTTCAGGCACTTTGACATCTGCACCAACGTCTTCGCCTCCAGAACCTTGTGGTTTCAAAGGAAGGTCGGTTGGTTTCTCTAAAGCTTTTAATCTGCTATCAATTGATTTGACAGCATCACTAACGCCAGTTTGACCTGTTGCTAATGATTTGATCTGCTCTACGAGAGAATCAATGCTTGTTTTGATTGCGTCAACTGACTTGTCTTTAGAATCCTCTTCCTCGACATGTTCTGTCTTGGATTTCTCTTCTACTTCCTCATCAATTGATTTGTCTTCAATATCTTTGGCTTCTATATTGTCTTTGTCTGCCATGTTATTATTAGTATTTAAATTTTTGGGGTTTATATATTTTACCTTTTTACCCTCTTCTACCTCTTCTGTGATCTGTGCTATTGGTTCACTGCCTTGTTGGGCTGTATTATACCCACCAAGTCCTCTAACTCCCATTCCTCTAGAGTTATCTAAACCATCTTTTCTCTTATCTTCTGTCTCTTTTGGCTGTGGATGACCTGTTCCAACCCACTCTTCTTTCATTTTTCTACCAGAACTCGCATCTTCGTTAACATCTTGATTATTCATACTATGATTAGTTCCATCTGTTTCTGCATCTGAAACACCTTCTTTTCCACCATCACCTGCTCCAGAGTCATCTTTTACAAATGATCCTACTATCTTTTCAGCCTGTTCTTTTGTTTTTCCATCTGCTATTAATTTTTGAACTTTACCTGAAAATGTATCCTCTTCTGATAGATTAGCGTCTTTATGAACAACACATCCAAAATTATCACATTTAATCAACATTTTACCATTACCTAATTCTTCACCCTTTGTGATTGATTTTGCCAATGGATTATAATCCGTAATTAATGCTAATGGAACTGCTGGATCTTCACACACTGCTACCTCATAATGCTCTAAATCCTTTAAGGCATATGCAACTGAACCATCTTTCATTGTAATTGGCTCTCTATCAGACCGTGTTGCCCCACCAAATGATAATCCCTTATACTCACCAGATTTAATCTTCTCCCAGATATCATCGTCTAAATCATAATTTTTGTGGATTTTTCCTGTTATTTTGATAGCAGGTATACTTCTTCCATCACTTTCAATTTCTAACCTTGCAAAGTTAATACCTTTTCCTACTATACGATTACTATGAGTATCACTGATCGGTGCTCCTCTATCCATCCATACTGGTAAAACCTTCATTAATTCATCTGTTATTGTTATTTCTCCCTGTTTATCCTTCATTTGAACTGTGAGTATTCCCTCAAAATATCTCTCATCTGAGTTTACTGCTTCTAAACTTTTGGTTAGGGTATCCCTAAAAAACAGTCCTTCCATCATTTATATTGAATTAGTCTTTGTTTATAAAGTTTATCAAAAAAAAGAAAGGTAGGGTGGAAAAATAATACCTACTTAGTCCTTTTTAGCCTTTGTTATAGCAAAGTCAGCAGCAAAACCAGTTGTTAAGCCTATTAAGGCTAAACCGATTGTGCCAATACCTTCTGTCGCAAGAGTTTGTGCTATTGCGATTGCAGCGAAGGACGAGATGATGAGAGCACCTGCGAGTTTCTTTGCAGAGTAAGTCTCCTCACTGTGTAAGTATCCTCTTAGAGTGTTCAATCCTGCTCCTATTACTGCTGCTACAACAGTTATTAGTACTGGATCGACCATGGTGAGACCTCAGAAAAGGAGAATATAAAGTTTATTCAAATGTTAGGCATGTGTTACATATACGCTTACTAAATTCACGTAACCACTCACATCTTGGTTTCTTAGTTTCTTTTGGATTTACCATTTTGTTTACCCCATTCAGCAGCTTCTTTTGATATTGAGAGACCAGTAACGAAACATGCAGATATTGCTGCTATTAATATCGACATCTCAAATGTTAATCCTACATTATAAATAGATTCAGCCACATTACCACCAACTAATGGTGAGAAAAATGAAACTCCAAAATTACCTGTAACTTTGGCTATACCCTTCTTTATCGTAATATCCATATAAATTGTTAATATCTCTAGTATATAATTATTTTATCGGTCTTAGAATCTTTTCAGATATCAACTTCATAAGTATTAATGGATCATTCATTATTACCTCTACAAATAAGACATCTCCCCCTGCCTGACCTGAATATCTACCACAACCATA